CACCAATCAATTCAGAATCAATTTGAGCAGAACTAGAAATAATTTCAGAGTTGGCAGTTAATGATCCTGTAGCTCCAGAAATACCAGTAATATTTACAGTTTCAAATGTATTGGTTGCGTTATTGTTTGTAATGTTGTAGATTATGTTTTGAGATATTGGTGGTTGATTTGAATCAGCTAAGTTTCCATCATTAACAGACACAGATGTATGTTCTCCAGATTCTCCAATTGCACCAACAATTTTTTCATGAACATCAAATACAACTTTTCTTGGTGTAAATGCTTTTTGAACAACTGATTTATAATTTTCAAATTTATCTGGTAATAAATAAGCATTTACCATTATGCTAAATGTGCTGCGTACAATACGATCTTGACCAGCATCATTTGTTGTTTCAAAATTATAATCGCTGATGCTTGTTCTAAATTTGAATCTATTTTTATCACCCCAATAATCTTCTGTAGCAAAATTTATTGCTTCTACAACAGCATTGCCTTGTTCAATCAGTTCTGTCCATATAATAAATTCATAGTTAATAATAACATGATCTGGCATTGCTACACTATAAATTTCTTTCACAGGCATGAATCCAGACATGGCAGAAAATCTATCATATTTATTCTTTTCAGAAAAATGTTTTACTGCTGGATATTGTAAGTAACGATTGAGTGTAATTAAATTATCATTGCGTTGCATGGTGCTTCTGCGAAAAGCAATAACTGGTGTTTGTATTTTACCATTATGATCTCTAATCACACCATCTTGTTGAATAGATTTCCATTTTTCTGGTGAAGCATAATTTATTGGCACTTTTATTTGACGACCAGCATCTATTATTGTAGGAGATATAACAGTATCAAGATGTGTTAAAATAGCAGTATCAATATCAATGAGTGTAACTGAAAAATTCTTTTGAGCATCTGTGTCTCTACGTAAATCATATGCTCTATTTGGCTTGTGATTTGGACCATAAGCAGCCTCTACTACTGGCTTTTTAGATTCAGCCATTTCATGTCCATGATTTATTGGATTATGTGGTGGGTTATTTGCCACTGGTTTAGTTGTTGGTCCACGCCATGCCATATTATATTGAGTTGTTTATATAAATAGCGAGTGAGAGTAATAAAATAACAAAATGTTCATTGTTTTTAGTTTTTCATTGATATTTATTAGTATATGCCAAGAAAACGAAAATATAACACAAAAGAAGAAATCATAGACGCTCGTAGAAAATGGGCAAATGAATACTATGCAAAGAACCGCAAAAAGGTTCAAGAAAAGCGAATGGAGCGATATTATGCCGAAACGAAGCACAACTGAGGATTTTGTTGATAGAGCCAGAAAAATTCACGGGGATAAGTATGACTATTCCAAATCGGTTTATACGAGATCCTGTGATAAAGTAATCACAATTTGTAAAGAACATGGTGAATTTTTATGTAGAGCAAATGACCATTTATATAATAAAACTGGGTGTTCAAAGTGTGCAAAACAATACACTCCCACGACCGAGGAGTTTATAGATAGAGCAAAAAGAGTTCATGGTGATAGATATGACTATTCCAAATCGGTTTATGCCGGTGCCGCAGTCAAGTTGACCGTGATTTGTAAAAAGCATGGTGAATTTTATCCAACTGCTGCAAATCATTGCAATGGTAGCGGGTGTAAAAAATGCGGTTATGAAAGTAATAAAATTTCACTATCTGTTTCGCAGGAGGAATTTATCGAGCGAGCAAAGCAAATTCACAAAAACAAATATGACTATTCCAAATCAGTTTATACAAAAGGACACAAAAAAATAAAAATAATATGCCCAACGCACGGAGAATTTATTCAACAAGCAAATTCTCATTTATACGGTACGGGGTGTATGTTGTGTAGAAACGAAAGAAACACTAATACGACTGAAGAGTTTATAAATCTTGCTAAAAAAATACACGGCGATAAATATGACTATTCTAAAACTGTATATATAGGTTGTAAAATAAGAGTCGTAATAACTTGCTCAACTCACGGGGATTTTGAACAATTTCCGACATCGCATGTTGGTAAAGGAAGCAAAAACCAATGCGGATGTCCACAATGCTACATGGACAAGCACAGAACATCCACCGAGAAACTTGTTAAAGAGTGTAAAAAAGTTCATAAAAATTTTTACGACTATTCCAAAACGGAGTATATTGACGCATATACAAAAATTAAAATAATATGTCCAACACACGGAGTTTTTTCACAATCTCCATTCAGCCACAGAGCCGGTCAGGGTTGTAAAAAATGTACATCAAATGTTTCCAATAAAGAAACAAAATTTCTAGATGAACTTAAAATTCCAGAAACAGGTCGTCAAAAAAGAATAAAAAAATATTTGGTGGATGGAGTTCACAAAAATGTTGTTTACGAATTTCTTGGTGATTATTGGCACGGAAACCCATCGGTACATAAACAAGAAGAAGTCAATAGAGTCACAAAAACAACTTTTGGCGAACTATATGCGGAGACGCTCAAGAAGTTTAAGACACTACACAAGATGGGCTATACCATAAAGTATATCTGGGAACTGGATTGGGACAACTGGACCAAAGTCAAATCTTCCCCATTAGAGATACACGAATATAAAAATCACTGATTTCTTTCTAAAATGTTTAGTGAAGTGTACTTGGTATAGTGCGCGTTGCAAATTATACTGTGGTTCTTATCACTCTGACCCCCCAGCAGCTGCTCAGATATAACCGAATCCAATTCATAAAATTTATCGTTGAAGAATACTACATCGCCAATTTCTGGATAAAATTCTAATTGCTTTAACATTTTTTCACGCATCTTGAAAATATGATCTTGATTTCTATTTGGTCCGAAATCGTCAAATTCTGCCGTCATTTCAGATCTTTCTATAAGTGCAGATATTTGAACTGCTGGAAAATACCATTTACCAGTTTCTGATGAAGTTTCACCATATATATTTGTTTTGGTTTCATTTGGACAAATTTTAAATATTTGAATAAGATTTTCAATAATTTCGCCCATCAATTCGCCGTTGAGAGAATTGATTAAGTTTAAGTCCCGTGTGCTAAAATATCTTCCTTTTAGTGATGCCATAAATATGTTATGTTAGTGAATAACCGGCTGCTGCTAGACCCTGTCTTGCAGATCCAACACCTGTTGTGTCATTTGCTACAACACCTGTATTACTAACCAGATTGGTTATTGATAAATTGCTACCATTAAATCCATATCCAAATATTGCTTTGTCGCTGCCATAACCAGACGCAGCTGGCTCTTTTCTGGCGGTACCAACACCCGTCGTGTCTGTGGCTACAACACCTGTGTTACTAACAAGATTGGTCATTGATAAATAATTAGTACCAGTAGTAGTTCCATATCCAAAAATTGCTTTATCCGTTCCATATCCCGTCGCTGCTATATGAAATCTTGGCGTGCCAACACCGGCTGTATCACTTGCTACAACGCCTGTATTGTTTACAAGATTGGTTATTGCGCTTGTCTGCCCATATCCAAATATTGCTTTGTCACTGCCATAACCAGCCGCTGCCAGATTATGTCTAGCAGGGTTAACGTTTGATGTGTCAGTTGATACAACACCCGTATTACTTACCAGATTGATTATTGCTACGCTATTATTTGTGTATCCATATCCAAAAATAGCCTTGTCTGACCCATAACCCGCCGCTGCTAAAGCACGTCTGGTCGTGCCAACACCCGTTGTATCAGTTGCTACAACACCTGTATTGCTTACAAGATTGGTTAGTGAATAATTTTGATCGTACCCCGCCGTCGTGCCATATCCAAATAGTGCTTTGTCGGTGCCATAACCTGCTGCTGCCAGATACCATCTGGCAGTTCCAACTCCCGTTGTATCATTTGCTACAACTCCGGTGTTACTTACGAGATTTGTCATTGAAACAACTCCGGTTGTATATCCATATCCAAATATAGCTTTTTGTGTTCCTGATAAAGCAATAGGATCAGCAAATACTTTTCTAAATTTCATTCCACCAATTGTTGGTGCATTTACTGAATAGCCCGCCGCTGCTAAAGCTTGTCTCGCTGTACCTACACCTGCTGTATCAGTTGCTACAACCCCAGTATTACTTACAAGATTGGTTATTGAGGTTGCGGCGGCGGCATATCCATATCCAAATATAGATTTATCACCAGCATAACCTGCAGCTGCTAGATAAAATCTTGATGTACCTACACCTGCTGTATCAGTTGCTACAACACCTGTATTACTAACAAGATTAGTTAATGATACCACTCCACCCGCCGCATTTGTGTTAGTTCCATATCCAAATATAACTTTGTCTGTTCCGTAACTTGCTGCTGCTAAAATAGATCTTGCTGTACCAACTCCAGTTGTATCAGTTGCTACAACACCAGTATTACTTACAAGATTTGTTATTGATGTAACAGCACCTGTATATCCATATCCAAATATAGCTTTATCTGATCCATAACCGGCTGCTGCTAAAGATTGTCTCGCTGTACCAACACCCGTTGTATCAGTTGCTACAACCCCCGTGTTGCTGACTTTGTTGGTTATTGCTGTAACAGCTCCAGTACTTCCATATCCAAATATAGATTTGTCTGATCCATAACTCGCAGCCGCTAATAGTACTCTGGCCGATCCAACGCCCGTTGTGTCTGCTGCTACAACGCCTGTGTTACTTACAAGATTTGTTATTGAAACTTGAGTTGGTGTTTGTCCATATCCAAATATTGCTTTGTCACTTCCATAACCAGCGGCTGCTAGATTATATCTCCCAGTCCCAACCCCAGTTGTGTCTGCTGCTACAACGCCTGTGTCACTTACTAAATTAGTTGTTGATACAGCACTTGGTGTATATCCATATCCAAATATAGCTTTTTGTGTTCCTGTGACAGTAGCTGCATTAAATCTATTCTTATATTTTATTCCATTTGGTGCCGGTATTGTAGTTTTTGAAAAACCTGCGGCTGCTAGACCATATCTTGCTGTGCCAACACCCGTGGTGTCAGTTGCCACAACGCCAGTATTACTTACGAGATTGGTTATTGATTTACCGCCGCCACTATTATATCCATATCCAAAAATTGCTTTATCACTTCCATAACCAGCCGCCGACAATCTGCTTCTTATTGTTCCAACACCGGATGTATCAGTTGATACAACACCCGTATTACTTACAAGATTGGTTATTGATACATACGTGGTTGTAAATCCATATCCAAATATTGCTTTGTCATTGCCATAACCGGCTGCTGCTAGTTCATATCTCGCGGTTCCAACACCCGTTGTATCACCCGCCACAACACCTATGTTACTTACACGATTGGTTATTGAAAGATTAGCGCCATTGTCTCCATAACCAAATATAGCTTTGTCACTTCCATAACCAGCAGCCGCTGGACCCGTTCTCGCCGTTCCAACGCCAGTTGTGTCGGTCGCTACAACTCCGACGTTGCTGACTTTATTGGTCATTGACCGATAACCACCACCAATCCCATACCCAAATATTGCTTTGTCAGTTCCATAACCCGCAGCTGCTAGATAGTTTCTGGCTGTTCCAACTCCGCTTGTGTCAGTTGCTACAACACCAGTATTACTGACAAGATTGGTAATTGCTGTAGCAGTGCCCGTACTTCCATACCCAAAAATAGCTTTGTCTGACCCATAACCAGCCGCTGCTAAACCGACTCTTGCTGTACCAACTCCCGTTGTGTCATTTGCTACAACGCCGGTGTTGCTTACAAGATTAGTAATTGAAAAATAACCAGCATTATTTCCATACCCAAATATTGCTTTTTGAGTTCCTGCTAAAACAGTTGGTATATTACTTCTATTTAAATATTTTATAGCCATATGATTTTATGAGAATATCAACTTTTTCATTTGTTCTGATGTGATTGGTTCATCTTCGCGTATGCGAATTATCTTATATCCTTTATCAGCAGCTATTTTATTTTTCAGTTCATCTACTATCATACTCTTTTTTTGAAATATATATTTTGCATCTTTGGCAGTTTTTGGATGCCAAAATGCTCCATCAAATTCAAATAAAATATTTTCATCCGGTAAATATGCATCATAAAATCTACCTCCCATTGGATATTGATGAACATAATATACTCCAATTTCATCAAGCATATTATAATACTTGATTTCCAATGAAGTAAAATTTGTTGGCGGCTTCATAGTTTTTTTCACACCAATATACTTTAGTCGTCGTCTTTCACTCTTTGACATTACCATATCTAATATAGAAAAAGGTTTCATTTTTTAACCAATATAAATTCCGAGTGGAACTCGCTGTAGAGTGGATTGTAGTTGTTGCGATTCTGCTTCACGCATTTCCATTTGAGCCTTGCGACCTGTTGCTTCTAAATTCTCTCTCAACTGTGTAATCAAATCTGTTTTTTCGGCAGCAGCTTCTTGACGCAGTTCTCCACCATCCAATGTAACTTCTGCACCTGGTATTGGAATAGTTTGATACTTTTGACGAATGCTGCCCAATAGTTCTTTGCACAATGCTAAAAAGTATTTGCGTATCCATTGCTTGCCAACACTATTGATGCCGCTGTATGGAATATTATTGTATGGAACATTGCTATAATCTCCAATGGTATTTGAAGAAACATAAGAACCGCTTGCATTATAAAATGAACCAGAATTATAAATGCCCTGACTGTCTCTGTCTTTAACAAGCAGATACTCAAAATGCATCTTGTAGTTATAAGTCGGAATTGGAAATATTTTTACTTTGTTATTAACCAACTCAAAGCTATATCCAGATTTACGCACCAAATCATTGAATTCAATAGCTTGCATACGCAACAAATCTTCAAATATTGGTGTCATCAAAAATTGAGTAGCAGGCGAATAACCAGCAAAACCCATTTCATTTAATACATTGCTATAACTCATACCTGTCATACTAAATGGATCATATATACGAGCGGATGCAGGTGGCATATTATGAAAAATTCTGCGAATTTCAATTCTATCAAAACTTTCACTCACATCTCCCCACAATGCTTGTAGATCATATGATTGTTGTCCTTTTTGAACATCAACATAACCTTTTTTCCAATCCACATTTCCACCCACACCAAACTCTGTGCCATAGCCTTGTGCCAATTTTATGAGTTGTGGTAATCCACTACCAGCCACATTTGTTTGAGTAAGATTTACATTGGCAGAAGTTCCTTGTAGCACACCAATATTATTACGAATATTAAATTGATTTACTTGTGCTCCATATTCATTCACAGCTTCTTCAAAACATGCATAAAAATTTATGTCTATCATTTCAATATCAACAATAGGATAACCCAAACGAGTTGCTGCCCATCTGGCAGCATTTGGTGCTTCTGTTTTGAACTGCACATCGGTTTCATAAAAACCAAATGGAGTGCTTCCGGTTGTGATTAAGGAACCAGAACCGGGCCAGCGGTTTCTATCTTGGTCAATATTGTAATTTATACTCGTGTCGGGCATTATGTTGTCTCCAATAGTTTAATACCAATGTTTTTGAAATTTTCTTTGCTGTTTTTCCATCGTAATTTGGCGGACTCTTTCATCTTACAAATTGTTTCTTCGCTATGCCTTCTTCCCGTGTGGGCGGATTTCATCAATTCACGAGTTTTTTCGGAGACTCCCACGTTTGCATAAAATGTACGCATTTTAATTTTGAATTCTTCAGTTCTTGGCCCAAATTTCCTGCCACGGTTTCCGTTTATTCGTATTTTTTCTTTGGTCGCTTCGCTGTGCCGTCTCCGCAGCCCACCAACTCGAAGTTTTTCACGTGTATCCGATGAACATGCCTGTGGACCACTGCCTCCGATAGTAAGGTTGTACCCATTTTCTCCAAAACTATCCTTTTCCTTTACCCAAAAACGTTCCCAAAAGTTCAATGATACTTTTGATGGGCAACAATCCATCAATTTGTAGCATGTGAAGTTGACCAATCCATATTTAGCCACGGCCCGAAAAAACAACAGTTGCCCCGAAAAATGGTTACTTTTATAGTGATACATGCGGCTACCAATTGACATCGAATTTCCAACGTACCATTTACCATTCGCGTTATTTCTCCAACCATACACACCGGCGGAAGTAGGACACTTCTCCGTTCTCTGCCCATTTATAAAAATTATATCGTGAACACGTTCCATATACTCATAAATATAATGCAACGATGCCATTTTTATCTCAATTCTCCGTATTTATAGAAAGTATATATGATTAAGCTCAAAGACACACTTGTCAATGGTAACATGATTAAATTAAGACAAGAAGGGGTTGCACTCTTTGCATCACGATATTTATTATACGCACAGAATAAATGTTTCATAGATATTTATAATATATATGCGCATAATCAAACTGAAAGATCTGTTATATGAACAAAAACTCATTGAAGCAGTGTCTGACCTTCCTCCAGTAAAATTTATTTCACCACCCGCACAACATGCTTATGCACAGCCAGCGGGAGATGGTGCAGGAAAGCCATATACTCAGCATAATATTGATTTTAGCGACAGAGGAGACACAGGCAACTTAACAACTCGTGCTGTGAATATAATCAAGCAATTTGAAAACAACATCAACAATCCAAAGGGTGGATATAATAAAGCCAAGAAATTATGGTTTCCACATAAAAGTGTTGAAGGCGGCAGTGACACAATTGCTTATGGTCACAAAATTCAACCAAATGAGGATTTTAGCAAAGGCATAACTGACGATGATGCATTGAAATTACTTGAAAAAGACGCTAATAAAAAGATTGATGTTGCCAAAAAACATATAGAAAAATTTGATAGTTTGCCATTAACCGTGAGAATTGCAACAATCAATGCATTATATCGTGGTGACATGGGACCAAAAACAATAAAGTTGTTGAACCAAAACAAGTTTGCTGATGCTGCAAAGGAATATTTAAACCACAGAGAATATCGCAGCACAAATAATCGTGGTGTAAAAAAACGTATGGACTGGAACGCTGCTGTATTTAAAGCAGCTGGTTAAATTATTTCTTTGTTAAGCTAGACCAATCTTTTTGATCTGCTTTTGACTTTTCCAATTCATTTTGCTGTTTTTCTGGCAACTTTGGATTGAAATTTATTCCAGTCTTGACTTCTATCTCTGATATGGATACAATATATTTATGAAGGTCTTCAACTGGCAGTGGAGCATTAGGAAACATAAAAGCAATAGCTTTATTTGACTTTGCATCTACAATAACTTTCCACATATAATCTGGAATACCAACTTTGTTATTACCAATTTCTTTGTATCCTTTGTTATAAAATGTGCCAGTTATAACATATACATCTTTGCCTTCAATTACCCAGTTTCTGACAGCAGTTTCCAATTGTTTCCAAATTCCTCTATTATGATTTGGAACTTGAGGAACCATATTAGAAAGAAAGAAACTTTCACTCATAACATCATCATTTTGAGTATTGTCTCCGGCAGGTACAAGATGACCACGATCAAATGGATTTCCAACATAATCAGATAATAATGATTGATGTTGTTTTGCTATTTCTGGATCTGGTCTAAAATCATCTTTACGTTTTGATTTTCCATTAATCTTTTCAAGTGTTGGATGTTCTACAACATACTCAGCTGTTTTGGTATCATAACGATAATGAATAGCATAATTCTTTTTGATTATATACTGAGTATCTTTTACAATTTTACTGATTGGTGCACCGTTCACAACAAATTGAGACGCCTTATCATCAATTGGATTGGCGACCAAAGCAGTAACCAATGTTAACAAACACAATGAATAGTAATATATTTTCTTCATAAGCATGGTATAATATATATTATATATACGGTATAAGTTATGTTATGATATATTCATTTCGTATTTTAGATGACCACAATCCCATATACGATCATATCTTAATTTTCTCATTATTTCTGGTTCTGTCATAGATTCTGGCAATCCATATTTTTTTACCAATTTTGATTTTGTAAAGTTGTAGCGGTGCAATCTTGTTTTATATTTTTGCATATAAAAATAATTTGGTTTTGTTTCGGATACAAACTCAAATTTATTTTTCTCATATACATTATTTATTTTTGACGACCATCTACGATCTGCATATGTGATAATCTTTTTTGGATTGTTAGTTTTTATAAAATGTGACAATAATTTACTAAATCCGCCGCGAACATTGTGTCCATTTAAATTGCAGAATCTAACAAGTTCCCAAGTATCATTTTCATATTTTTTTATACCCAATGCTACTCTAGGTTTTGAAAACGTCATAACTGATACAAGCATGTTGCTGTCAAACAGCCCTATCATAGTGTTGGATTTATCATTTCCTTGTAGATGATTGATATTAAGAAACTCCGATTTTTGTTTACTGGATATATTTTCAATCTTTAAATCTCTGGCATTCAATTTTTTAATATATATTCCAAAGAGATTATTCAGTCTATTTTTCACTATAGTTGGTTTATCTCGCCACTCATCTTCAAATATTTGAATGAGTTTTATTCCATTTTTTTCTGACGTATTTGTTTTAAATAAATGATAATCTTTCATTCTTCCTCCCGCCATTTCTGAATGAAAATACAATCCGTTATATTCAATACCTATCTTTTTATCTTCACAGTATATATCAAGTTCAATATTATGTAATATTTTTTTGGTATTATATAAAAACTTTGACTGCGGTGAAATGGTTAATAGATAATCGCGGATCTCTCGCTCGGCTTTTGACGAACTGTCAAATTCTATCTCAGATAAATTTTTAGAAAATTCTTTCTTTGTATTCTCTGAAACCAATTCGCCATATTTTTCTTTATATTCTTCGCATGTTATATCATGCTTTTTTAAGTGTGAGTTTGTAATTTCTTTCAACTTTTCATCGCAAATTTTACAAGATATATGGTTGCCATCTGAATAATTTATATGATCAAACCTTGTTACTGAATTTTGAAATGTCTTCCAGAGTCTCTTATAATCTGGATATTCTTCTATAACATTTGAAATTGTTTTATTGTGTGAAGATATGTGTCTAGTAAACACTCCGCTCACATTATTAAAATCTTTACTGGTCCAATCGCAATATGGGCAATTTAATAATGGTTTAGCTTCAACAATCTCTGTATCAAAATGTTGAACATAATTTTCAACAGAAATTCCTTTCTTGATTAAATAACGAGTTATTATACCAGATTTGTTATTTATATCTTTTGTTTTCCAACCATCCAATTTGGATACAAGTATTTTTGTTTCATCGTTTTTCAATAATGATACTCTTCGGCAATTGTATGTTTTGTCCGAAAACTTACAAGTATTTGAACAATAATTTTTTTGCCGTTTCAATAATGGTTTGGTACATATAATGCAATTCATATTTTACTCCTTGATGTGGAATAATTATTCACACAAACAGAAAAAACGCAAAATAAATAAACAAAAAAAGACCGCCCTTTCGGGCGGTCTTTTTTATAAAATCTCTGTTTAAGAGATGAACTATTATACTTCGTCCAAGTTGCCGATGACGATTTTGCCAAAAAACTCTGGTCTCAAAATCTTCTTGGCGTAGCGTGTCATTACGCCACGACGTGGAGTAAAGTTCACTGGATCATACACCAACGGTGTTTGAATCAGTGGGATATATGGAGCGTAAACAGCGCCGGTTTCTAGGAAGTTTGTTCCACGGAAACCTACCAACATAACATTGTCTGTCATGTATGGGTTCTTGTATACTGTCCAACGGTTGCTTAGAGCGCCAACTTTGGCAACGCCCATTGCGAACTTGGCTTGGTCGCCGTCCGTGTTGGTGCTGAAGCCTGGGATGGATTCAATGATTGTAGCTACGTCTGGGGAGCAAACTAGGAAGTTTGCACCGCCACGCAGTGTCAATTGGTGAATCTTATTCGAGACCTTTTGGATCTTGTTGCCCAGTGTTTGGAACCATGTGCTCTTGACATATGCAGTGCGGTTAGCAGCTGTGTCTTGGAATCTTCCAACGGAAGCATTGTATTCACTACCAACGCGAGCTGACCAGTATTCAGTTGTAGCATCTGGAGCAGCTGTGACCAACATGTCCAAGATTTCCAAATCAATTTCCATCGAAACGTATTCAGATAGAAGAGCGGTTAGCTCGGCTTCTGCGTCGATAGAGTGATATGCATTCAAGTCTTGAGCCAATTCTGGTGTCCAGACGGCTTTCAACTTACGGGTCTTGGCAACAATGGCTTCCGACTTCAACTCTAGGTTGACTTCTGGAATACCGATGTCGTTTGGTGTACCGGTGGTATTTGGCAATCCGGTTCCTTTGTCTTCGAAGTCGCCACGAGATGTTGGCTCTGGTTGATTGTGGTACGAAACGCCGAAGCTGTTTGCACCAGCTGCAATCGACGCAGATGTTACGAAGGTTACGGTAGAACCGGATGTGGTTGTGAATCCTGGGTAGAAATCAACAATGCCAGAACCGCTGATGGTGAAGGCACGAACACCGGTGGTGTCAAAGCCTGTACCAGCTAGGTCAACTGTGACTTTGATGATTTGACCGTCTGCGACAGACGCTGAAAGTTCTGGAACGAACTTTGCATCCAGCCAAGAACCTGTGGCCAAAGAACCTGTTAGGCTGACGGCGGTGTCATTGATGGTGTAACCGAAACGACCTTGGCCATATAGACCATTGACGGCGGAATCAGTTGAACCATTCTTTGTGCCCGTACCACCGAACAACGATTGACCGTTGAAGGCTGGTTTACCGGCTTGGTTGGAACCATACTTGAAGTCCAGATAGAATACCAGACCGGAAGGAAGATTCATCGGTTGAACCGAGACGAATTCCTTGGCAGCGATTTCAGCGAAAACGCGGCGAACTAGTGGGAGAGCAACGCCAGCCCATTGTTCGGAATTAGCGGAGGTACCTGTGCGGGTAGCTTCGTCAATTAGTTGCTTTGCTTGATTTTCCAAAAGGATGGACATGTGCGACTTTTCGATGTCGCTTTTCATGCCTTCTAGAAGACCTGTTTTTTCCCATTTGGTCATTAGACCGCGTGTTTGAGACATTAGTTGAACCATTGGGTTCGATGTCTCGCTTAGTAGTGATTTGATGTCTGACATAATAATTTCCTATATTTAGATGTTGATTGTTTTATACTTACTTACTTACTGCGAATACCGGCCAATTTCTTAAAGCGGTTTGCCATTTCGGCTCCTTCTGTAAGAACAGCGGCTTTTGTCGGTCTGGTCGATGCAACTGGCTTGGAGGCGAGTCCTTCGGTGATGGATCTAACAGTTTGAGAAACAACCTTTTTAGTGGCTGGTGCTGCAACAACTGTCTTCTTTCCACCGAAATTAAATGATTCGGCCAACGTAGCGTAAACAAGCTTGGCTTCACGAACCGATTTCGTGAGGTCAAATGACTCGATTACTTTTAGTTTTTGCTCATTGTTTAGGCTGGCTTGTTTGAACAACTTGTTCGTGTACAACAGCTTGGCATTGAGCAGGTTAACTTCATTGATGCGGTCCCGTAGATAAACGACTGCGCTACGGTATTCTGCTAGTTCCTTCTTCAACGAAATGTTTTCTTTGACGGTTTCTTTTTTCTCGTCTTCTTCGTCCTCAGATTCTTCATCTTCGGATTTTTCCGATTTACCAGCTTTTTTGGCTTGGTAAGCGGCTAGACCGGCTGGAAGTTTTCCTTCTTCGACGTTCTTTTCGTCGTCAGCGTCTTCGTCGTCCGTTTCGGAAAGAAGTTCATCAAGATTGATTTCTTCTTCTAGTCCTGTTTCGGAGGCTTCTGGAGCGTGGGCTTCTTCAGCTCCCATGCCGCCCATTTCATCCATTCCACCAACGTCATTCAGACCGTCTTCCAATTCTTTTAGGATTTCATCCAAAGAAGTTTCATCAACTTCTTCGTTTTCCTTCAAGGCTGCGGTATCATTGTCATATCCACCCTTGGATACTTCATTTCCTTGACCTTGTGGGTCATTGGTCTTGTGACCATTTGTGGTCTTGGTATAGTCAGAAGAAGCCTTGGCTGTTTTCTTGGCGGCTGATAAAGAACCCTTGGTTCCTCCGATTGCGGTTCCGACCGACTTCACCATCTTTTTACCCGGATCTTCTGTATTGTGACCCTTGGTGGTCTTCTTGTAATCACCAGAAGCCTTGTCGCCCTCGGCTATATAGTTGGTGTCGTCAAGTTCACCTTCTAGTTCATCTAGACCAGCTTCGTCACCAACGGGTGTGGATGACATCTCAGCGGATGGTTCTTCAACTGGGGCGTCCATAGCTGCATCTTGTGCGGCATCGGCGTGACCTTCTGGTGAGCCACCTGCTGCCATAGCTGCATCTTGTGCGGCATCAGCATGAACTTCACCACCACCCATATCGTCCATTGGCAATGGAGCTTCTGGTGCTGGAGCTGCGTCTGGTGAGATTTCTTCATCACCTGCAACTTCGGCACGTAGCTTTTCAGACAACATGCTTTGTAGTTTTGGAGCAAAGTGCTCTTCGAGAGCAGCTTTTGCGTTTGATAGAGCAGTGGCGCGAACGGCTTTAGCGTCTGCGATTGCTTGTTTTAATAGATCTGACATAATAGTTTATCCTTTTTGGTTGATGAAACTATTAGAGTTTCAAATTAAATTTTGAACTGCCTCGCACCAAATAATGATGCATTTTATAATAAATAAATATATACGTATTTACAAAAAACGTAAAAATATATAATATTTTTTACTTTTTCGCAATTTTGCTGATTGCTGGACCAGTACCTTCGTTCAAATCTTTGATTTCAAAATAACGACCCAATACATGTCCACCATCTTCATACAATGCTTCCATGCGTTGTTGAACTGTGTGTGCTTCTTTAGCAAGTTTGTTGAATTCTTCACTAACACGACGCAAATCTTTCATGTTGCGCGATACAGTGTTTTTATCAAACCAATCTTCACCAGTTTCACTGAGAGTAAATTTTTCAGCAGCTTCTGTAATCTTGCTTAATGTATGAGCAATTTCCATTAAATTACCTTCTGGTGGACGACGTAAAAGATTTCCATACTCATTATAACGACCAATTGCATCCAGAGCGGATTTCTTTTCTTCATTGGTCCATTCTTTTTGTTGATCATTATTGGTAGGTTGGTCAATACCTTCAATCAGAGGTCTTAGTTTAAGTATTTTCATAAAAATTATTAGGCTTCTGATGTTTCTTCTGGTTGTTTGGTCGCCATTGTTTTCATGGACGACAATAGTTCTGGAAAACCAGGAATCACTCTATATGATGCAGTTTCTTCACTGAATGCATTGATGTCTTCTGGTGTAGTAATTTTTAGTTTTTGTACCATTTCACCAGCAAGTGCATCAATTGTATTAGTCTTGAAGGCATGATCCAGAATCTTTGATATTAAAAATTGTGTACCAGCATTTGAACCAAGTTTAATATAAGAATGTTTTTTGATTTCTTTTTCCGCTTGATCTTTTTCGGCTTTGGCTTTTTCTAGTTCTGCTTTTGCCTCGGCGGCGTCAGATTGTGCTTCTTCAGAATCTTCTTCTGCACCGGCACCTTCTTCATCGCCAAGTCCTGCGGTTGGGTCAGTACCAGCGTCTTCTTTACCACCATCGGGCGGTGCACCAGCACCTGCATCTTTACCATCTTGTTTTGCTTTTGGTTCATTGGTTGGTTCTTCATCTGCTCCTCCCAGTGGCGGTAATCCGCCAGCATCTTTTTCTTCACCGGTATCATCCGCTGGCTTCTTTTTTTCGTCTGCTTCTTTTTTCAAAGTTTTCTTTGAAACTTTTTTATTTTTCTTGGCTTCTTCAAGAATATTCCAATCAACGCCTGTCATACGACCTTGAGTAGCTTTTTGAGATATACCAGAGATAAGTTGTTTTAGAAATGGATTTGTGATTTTGTTGCTCATATTGTTATAAATATATATCAATTTATGTAAATTGTGTAAAATTAGTTTCTTGGTTCCCAATAACGACCTTTTCCAAATATTCTTTCAGCCGCAGAAACTGCACTAGTATAGTCTCTACCAATTTTATGTTTGATTCCCCATTTGCCACTTTTGAATTGAGTCAAACCATATTGCTTTGCAATTGATTCTTTACCAGACGGAACATTGAAGAATGTAATACCAGCCATCTTTGGTTTGTTGGAGTATTGTCCTTTTTCTTCTCTGTCTTCTTTGTCATATGCAGAACTGCCAAGTTTTTCTTCTTCACCTTCTTGCATATACAATTGATCGTCTTGAATTTTTTCATGAACCAATTCATTATTTTGAGCATCCAAATCTTCAATTTCTTTATCGCTGAGTGGTGTACCATCCATATAATTTGCAGCAGAAATATAAGCATCAGAAAAATCTGGATAATCTCTACGATCAACTCCGTCAATTTCAATTGATTTTTCATCAACTTCTTTGCCATTTAGCATAAGAGGTGTTGATTTATTTTCTTTGATTATCTTCTTGGCGATGTTGGAAAGACTGCGACCTTCATATATTGGTGCACCAAAATTATCATATCCAATTGGTCCACCATCACCTTCATCATCTCCATCTCCATATTTCTTTTCTAAAACAGCAACGACTTTATAGAACAAATTTTCTTGTTTTTTGTTTCCCATTGAATTCCAAAATGCTTGAAGCTTTTTGTTTTTTGGATCGTTTATGACAAATTCCTCGAAATCATCATAAGATATATTTTCTGGAGAATCTACATCAGCATAGTTCATCCAATCTTCTGCTTTTTTTGCAAGAGATTTTATCAACTTGGCTTCATTACCACCAGCAGGAGCCTTGGTTGGAGTTGCCGTTTTTGATGAAAGTTTGTAATTTAATGGAGTTGGTTGGTCGTCACCATAATAATCTGGGTCTGCTTTCAGTGCTTTATTATACAAATATGTTGACACCATATCATGTATTTCATTCTTCTGCTTGCTGCTCAACTTGTTCCAAAAATTTAGAATCTTCTTGTTATTGGAATCTTCAATTGCAGATTGTAGACCGGAAATATCAATGTCGTGTGCAGCATCAAGACCAATCACATCTTGGTACTTGGTGGCTTCTCTGGCAAGATATTGCACAATTTTCTTGATTGCTGTTTCGTTTGGTATTGTTGCTTCGTTCATAATTTTTTAACGGGTTTCTGAAAGAATATCACGAATGATATTTTCAATTTTTAGATATTTATTGATGTCTTTGCGATCTTGATTGCCGCCAATCAATTGTTTTTCACGATTGATGCCTTCGGCAAGATTCATATAAGCACCGCGTGTGCTTGGTGAAGATACAAGGTCAAAACACAATAGTTCAAAGTCATCTTGTACTTCAACAGTATTTTCATTCACATTGCGAACACTTCCCAAACCGCGACTACTAATACCAATACGAATATTGTTTCTAATCAAATCTCTTGCAATATTACCACTTGGTGTAGTTAAAATTTCAATTGTACCAACCACAGTATCACCTTCCCAGTGACATTCTGTGACATTGTGGCATACATTCTTTAGATTGATGATACTGGATTCCGGATGATCAAGTTCACCCAGAGCGCGACGTTCTTTGATGATTTGTTGATATTTTTCAACTTCACGCTCTAATACTTCGCGTGGATATACACGACCATTATGATTCTTTTCACCGGCTTTTTGTAATGGACCTTTTAGAACCAATGGACCACCAGTATTTGCTTTTGCTTCTGTAAGCATCTGCGGAGTGATATCAAATGGTATAAAATCTACTAATAGTTGTTTGCTCATATTATTTACTTTGTATAATGTTTCGTTTAGAAGCAATACCCATAGTTTGTGGATATTGAATACCACCAACTTGACCACGAGTCAAACTTGCTGGAGCTTGTGATTTTGCTTGAGGAGCATCATTTACTTGTATCTGTGAATCATCCAGATAATATTCATTTTCTGATTCATTGCCTTCTTTGCCAGTAAATACAATATAATATTTGTCTTTCATATAACGAACTTCAATGTTATTGACCGCGAGGCTATATTCTTTTTCAATTTGGCCAACACTACCTTTGGATGCTTTTACAATTACATTCTTTTTTAGAAATGATTTCTTTAGTTCATCGGCCAGTTTTTTTACAGCAGCATCTTCTTGTTTTTCCAATTCTGTCTTGAAGTTTTTGAACATATTAGAAATATCAATCATTTTGGCATTTGGTGTAGCAGGAGGCGTGACTGCATTTGGCGCACGGCCCGGTGACATAGCACCCGCAGCAGATGGATTGTTGCCCCATGTGTCTTCTTTCAAAATCTTTTTAGCAATGTCTGTTAGATTCATAAATTTTATTTTTTTCCCATTCTGTTGATTCTTTTGGCAATTTCTTTCAATCGACCATGAATTTCTTTCATGTCTGGTTGAGTACGTGCCCACAAACTTTCTGTTTTTACATTTGTTTCGGTTTTTAGTCTCTCACAGATGTTTAGTAGATATTCAACTTCACCAAGCATCTTCTTTGCTTGATTGATGCCATATGAAATTTTGGCATGATTTTTCATCATATCACTATCTTTAAAATTACGATAGCGGCTGCGACCTTCCATAATACCAATATCACGACGTAGTGTTAGTGTTTCACCTTCACCAACTGTTGTATCATCTGTGTCTTCTTTGCCTACAACTTTGCCACCTGGCATACTACGTTCTGCTGATTTCTTTTTGCTTTTATGGCCACGAAATGCTGCTGGTGTTTGATAACCAGCAACAGCACCCGTTGCTGTCATTTCTTCAATGACTTCTTCAACAAGCTCGCGAAGTATTTCTTTGGTGTCTTTCATATTTTATTTTCCAATATATCCAACAAATGCATGATCTGATGGAGCATTGTTTACAATATACCAAGCTGCTGTGTCTGAAACCTCGGTTCCCATATCTCTAACATCTTCTCCTTGCATTAATGTTGCTTTTGTCCAATTGTTTGCTACTGATATATCACAACGATTTGCAACAAGTTTATATGGATTCATACTATACAACTCTTTAGAATCAACAAAATAAATGTATTTTCCAACAACCTTTTGTGGTTGTGTGGCTTCATTTATTGTTTCTCTGATTAGTTGTTTTAGTTCTGACTTTGTCATATGTTTATTTTAGGTTTTTAAGTTCTTTGATCAGTTCATAACTCAACATGAGTGCCATGATTTGATTTTCTTTGACCAAGGTACCCTTGGTAATTTTGTCCAATTGATTCAATGTTTCATCAAGTTTGATGCGAACAACATCATTGTTTACATGCGATTTGAGTTCATTGATTTCTTTGCGAACCAAAGGAACTTCATTATTGATATATTGGCGCAGCGAGTTTGTGTTGCTGATATTATTGATATATTCACGAATAAGTACCTTTTGCTTGTCGTCCAATCCTTTATACTTTTCATTGAACGAATCAACAAGCAACTTATAAGCAAGCAAACGAACATCTTCATTTTGTTGTTGATATATTTTGACCAAATCTTTCTTTTCATCTTCACTGACCAACCGAGTTGGTGTTTTGGCAGCAGCAATGCTTTCTACTATACATGTACGGGCCTTAAAAATTTCGCGAGGATCGCATTCAACCGAATTTACACTTTCTTCAAATACTTTATAAATACTGGCAAGAAGCTTATAGTTTGAAATACTACCTTTGAGAAAATCATCCAATGGATAGTTTTCGCGAATTTCTTTGATTAAATTATACTTCTGTAGATTTAATGCGCGTTCATCCAATTTTTTGCGAGTGCGAATAATTTGTTCAAGCAATCTATCAGCGGAAGTTTGATCCTTGGTCTTATCTTCCATGATTATGCGATATAATCTATTTTCTCGACCGAGTTCAGTAGATTCTGAAAAATAATCACGCAATATTGCGTTGGCTTTTGAATCCCCCTGACCGTTAAGAATGTCGGCGGTCACTTGGCGTACCAACAGTTCAAATAGTATTCCAGCATTCTTATACTTAGAGTGTTTCAGCTTCTTCATACAGTTTTATTATTTATAAATATGTGTGTGGGTGATAAAAACTCATATTTTAGAGTGGTTTATCATCATCAATTAGATTAGACTCATCCATAATGGATTTTTCTTCGGTTATTATTTTCTTATTTTTATTATTATACTTGTCCATCAATGACTTTTTTATACTTTTAAGATCTTCGTCCATGCTACCCAATGGGGAACCTCTGTATATATGAGTCGTTCTGCGGTCTGACTTGGACTTTTCTTTATTTTGTCCGTTGCCAAGAATATCTTCTCCGCGTGTTTTTGTGAATGTATCGCTATATTCTTCTTTTTTGCCGTCTTGACTTGGACGAATGCCGCGCTCTCTTTCTTTGCGAGTTTCTTCATCAAGAACTGGCTCATTTGCGTTCTTTTCTTCTTCCAACGGTGGCAAACCACCGGCTTCACCACCACCACCAGCGTCTTCGCCACCGCCACCAAGGTCTGGTAGACCGCCAGCATCTCCACCACCGCCACCCATGTCTCCACCACCACCACCACCGGATTCACCACCAGCTTCACCACCACCGGTGGTCAGAGCGGGATCACTGCCTTCGTCGGTAATTTGTTGAATTCTCCAACCTTCTTTTTTGTCTTTTATGACTTCTTGTTGCAGATCTTCAACATCATCGCCGGACATATTGAATATATTATTATATAGCCACTTCTTGCTAAACATATTGCTCTCCATCATATCGGCAGCAAGATTTACTTTATTCTGCCAAATTTCCAACTTTTCTTGTTCAAAGATGGTAGAAGGATTGCTCAATTCCAACTCAAAATCAACCAACGACGCATCTTGATATCCTTGTACATACAAATGAACAATAGCAATCTTGGTCAGTTCAGAAACAAGAATACGTTGAATACGACCAATGGTACGAGCAAAACGAACATCTTCTGCTGCCAATGTAGCCTTGCCAGAAATACTTTCATCATAACCCAAGAATGCTTTTGGAATCTTGAGTGCTGCCATCATTTTATTACGAACATATTCCAAGTCATCAATACCAGTAAATTCCATACCAGGTAATGTATCAATCTTTGTGCCACTGTCTCCACCACGAACTGGTAGATAAAAATCTTCAACCATATTATTCAAGTTGAAACGAAGGTTATAATCACCAGTCTTTTCATCAATATATGGCACTTTTTTAACTTGAGTGATAATCTTTTGCATGGCGGCATCAACTTCACTTGGTGCAATATTACCAACATCAATAGAGAAAATACGCTTTTCCGGAGCCTTCATGATACGATGGATCAACATGGCATCTTCCATAAGGCTCAATTGCTTCCATACACGACGTGCTGGTTCAATCATGCTCTTGCCATATGGTAAGAAATTGCTATCACTCAACAATCTAAAATGAGCAATTTCAAAGTTTTCATATTCCATACCACCACCCATACCATCATGCTGATATTTGACATAGTTAAGATTTTTTGGATCACTACCTTCAACACGAGTCAATTCATATGGACTGATTGGATGCACCAAGTGAATGCCATATTCTGGTGATATTTCCAATCTCAAGAAAAAATCACCATATTTACAATTCTTTACAAATACTCCACTGTTTGGCATGATTGAACCATTGGCATCTCTTCCACATACTGCAAAATTATGCCTATCATCTTCTCCATTTGGACCAACCACGGTCATGCAATATACGTCGGCGGTTTCATTAACAACTTCAATCCGAGCAACTTTGTGATTGGACACCACAAATGAATCCATATTTTCTTTTTGAATTCTTCGAAATTCTCTGTTATTAAGAGAAGACCACTCGGAAATAAATTTTGGATTATTTTTTAAAGATTGATATGCCGCTTGCATGGAGATTGGAGAACCCCCATTAAACTTTACTTCATTGTATATATCCAACATTTTACTTGACCATTTTACTTTCATTCGAAACTTTGCCATATCAGACCGAACTGGATCTTTCCACATTTCTGTTTTATTCTTTGCCCTGACACTATTGTGAGATTGATGAAGGTCGGAAGAATTGTATTTAATAAAATCCAGTACCGGTTTTCCTTTCATTTCTTTACTCAATCGCTCGCGTCTAGAACTTGAACGAAGATACTTGTCTATACCCATCAAACGTTTTTTTGTCACTTCCGGTGAGTGTAGAATTTTTTTACAATGGTCCGCGTGCAATTGGCGATGTGCAAAGAATTCCATTGGTTCTAAATTTGGCGGAGTATTGTCGTATTTGTTAAAATTCTTGTGGTGCAAAATTCTATTTTCCTTGTCAGTTTCTATTCCAGACGATTTAGCCACCAACCGATGTGTGTAGTCATATTTATCGGTTTCTGGATTATATATCATCTCATACTCGTTCATTCCTCCTTTTTTTGGACTCAACTTGCGATAAAATGGCATCAAACTGTCATTTTCTAACAACTCATCTGCTCTCTTGGTAGTTCCGTTGCGAAGTATGAATGGATGTTCTGGCGCGGTTTCTATTACCGAGCCATCATCAAGTGTCACTTTTACAATTTTGTTTGATGTATAATTTTTGTTACACCACACAACTTTACCAGGAACAATCTTTTTAGTATCATCTTGTACAGAATAAACCCAAATTTCCTCACCGGCGTTTAATCGGTTTGATAGCGACTCTATAGTAATAATCTCACCCGATAGGATTGGAATTGGGGAATCGTATTTGACTGGCATGTTTCTGGTCCAACTCCACATATTGAACTCAACATTTAAAATATCATAAAACAAATTGTTGAGAATTTTTTTGATGTTTTCATTCTTTGAGCGAATTGTAAGAACATTTCCAAATTCTGAAGGAACAAGGCACTCATCTGAGTAAATATCCAATGCAGATGCAATGATTGGGTCCATGTCCATTACATCATAATCTCTAAACAATTCTAAACGACTTGCTTGATATGCCATAGACATATCGCGATTATGCAAGTTGTATGTACTGCTTCTTAATCTATTGAAACGATCACGCAAACTATTTCTGTCTGTTGCGTATTGAATTTCATCTGTGTCTATAACTTTTATCTTTTTTCCGCCAACATGACGCACGAGCACGTCCGTTGAGAACATCTTCTTTAGTCTTGTGAATATATCTTTTTGTTCTGCCATAAGTATGTATATATATGAGCGTCTATTCTATAAATATATACTCATGATATTTTTATAAGATATATCATCACAGCAGCCATGTTAGGTCTTCTGTTTTGCTTTGACCAGCCACACCACTTGGACCACCAATGCTCATTTTCCAAGGATTGCTGTAAACTCCATAAGGATTATTACCAGATTTATGCAATGCCACCATATTATTTTTTATCTGCTCACTTGAAGTGGAACCTATCTTTGATATTATAAGACGAGTAGATTCATCTGCTTCTTTTCTCAATCGCAATGCTACATCTCTTATCCACAATCCAATAGCCATTGACAATACGAGGTCATCATTATAACCAGTCATGGCTTCTGCTTTTGCAGATGATCCACCGGTGTTTTTCCATATGAATACATTCAGTTCTTCCAACAATCGCTTGCTGTGTATGATTACTTCTTTATTGCGAATATAACTTTCAAGCTTAGATATTAGAAGCGGTCTGGACTTATTGGATGTGGTAAAGCCCGGTGTCATTTTGCGTTCTTCGGCATTTATCTTGTTTGTGGATTGAGATTCTACATCCACATATTGTAGGTCCGATGAACTATAAAATAGATTTGGATAGTTGCTGTCTAATACAACTTGTATAACTGCCCATCCTACGTTGGCATTTTCTATAACAAGCAATGCTTGATTATATTCAGTTGCAATCGTCATAAGCAATCGAGCATAATCACTTGTGGGTATTTTTCCTTTATATTCTGCCACTTGTTCCATTGTTTCTATTTCCAAAACTTGACATGCACTAAAGTCGGCGGCGTCTCCTCGACCAACGTCGGCACTTATCATATAACTCTTACCAGCTTCTGGATATTTGTATATCCACAATCCTTTGTCATGTCCTCGCTTTTCTGTTGGATCAATCGCGTGATTTTTTTCATACCATTCTAGTAGTGGAATATCAATAACGGTATTACCTGATGTGCCAAATTCACAATCACATTCTTGTGCCGCACCTTTTTCGCCGGACAACTTTGTTTGATCATCGCGCCATTTTTGATCGCGTTCTGGATGATGATTCCACGGTAAGCTAATGCGATTCATGTTGTTTAGACCAGATTCACTTTCTGTCCACATTTTGTGAAACCAATTACCCACACCATTCGGTGTAGACAACACAACCGCTTTACCACCAGTAGCCAATGTGTATTGTGAAGACAACCAGATTTCGTCGATATTGTCGATGAACGCAGCTTCGTCAATGATCAGCAAAGATGCGGCACCTGAACGACCGGCTGTACCCGCTGATGAAATAGCAACAATCTTGGAGCCGTTGGATAGTTTCAATGACAGTCGATTGTCTTCTGATTCTCGCAGTTTCAACCAACTTGGTAGATTGTCATTGGCAAAACGAACTTTGGTTACAATTGCTTTGGATGTTTCTTGAGTGATACTCAAACAAATAATTTCTTTGTTTTCATGAAACACCATGAGCCACAATGAATATCCAGCAACTAGTGTAGTAATACCCATCTGACGACTCTTGAGAATAATATTTTGGTCATACTTTATCAAGTCGGCCAAAGTTTTGTCTTGAAATGGATAAGTAAGAAATGGCAGTGTGCCGCGAATAGGATGTTGAATCTTCACATACTTCTTCATGAAGTATATTGGGTCTTTGGCACACTTTATATACTCTTCCCGAATTACATCTCTAATATTTTTTGTCGTATTAGACATAATTGTGAGGTTCGTATTTGGTATATAACGGATGTGTATAATTTGCCATTACAATGTCTGGTATTTCATCATACACATATTTTCTAAATTGTGAAGCCGATGCATCAATAATCACACCCTCCACTTCCACCCAATCATGGTCTATGGTATATTCATCATTTACTTCATCTAATGGACTAATAAATTGATATGCCGCTGGTTCGTCCAACGTGAAATTACCTTCAATATGTTTGGCATTTATTCCACGACTTTTTAGTTCTTTGACCAAATCTTTCGCGATAAACTCGCACATACCTTTTTCTGGGTATTTGTTCTTTACTCTGATTGCCAATCCTTCGATTATATCAGACTGGTGCAAGAACTGAGTCAATTTCATTATTGATTTTCTTTAACTCCTTTTCGCCATCTTTTATTTTCTTCAAACAAGTTTTCCAATCTTTTTCAACAAGTGTAGTCAATTCAGCACGCACATTATTATCCCATTCTTCAACAAATCCATTGGAATTGACATATGTTAGTTTCTTTGAGCTGTCTGATGCCAAATATTCTCTACTTTCTTTCAGTTTACGCTTTATATCTTTCAAGTAAGATAATTCATTTTCCAATAGTTTCTTGGTTTCGTATAACTTGAATTTTCCTTTGACACGCAGTTGAGTTTCTTCTTCAACCAAACAATCAAAGCATTTTTCAGTTTTGAAATACATTTTGCGATCAAGTTTTGAACCCCAACGAACCTCGGTTCCACAGCATTTACATTTATCGTTGGTTTCTATTCTAATGATGTCTGAAACTCTGGTTACTGCTGACGGACCATATTCTCTTTGTTCCCATTCTTTTCCACTGCTGTCTGTCCATCGTTCACCCGTTTTGCGAATGATAAACTTATCCTTATCGCCAGTATATCCTACTTTTATGTAGGGTCTTTCTCCCGCCAAATATGACTTAATTATATCCGTGTTTTTCATAATGTTATAACCTTTTGTATATATATAAATGTTCGCTTCATTTATTCTTTGCGAACATTTATTATATGGATATTCCTAAAATCGTTTTGGCTGCTTTTTGTATTGGAGCATATTCTGCTGATTCCAACCCCGCTTGAGTCAAACCTTCCTTGGCTCTTTCCAGTGCTTTGACTTGAACATCTTTTGGTAGAGTCTTCATGAGTGTCAGCAATCCAACATAACTTCTGAAGTTTTCAACATCTTGACCACTTGGCTTGCGTTTAAAAATAAGCTCAAATACTTTATTTACGCTGTTGATACGATCTTCTGGTTTGCTTTCGCTGGCAGCAATGTCGGTATAAACATCCACCTTTTTACCTTGATAGTCCATATTCTTAGCCACAAGGCGATATGCCTTGCGCACACCGGCATGACCAGAACCGCTTGTATTGAGAGTATATTCTGCTGGTAGAGCATGTGTAGCATTGACTGATACAACACTCTTGCCTTTGGCATCAACCAAACTCTTCAACTGACCAGATTGTATCTTGAGTGCAGTTGAGTTGGTGACATACACCGCATTTGGCAGTGCGGTTGCTGCTCGTGTCAGACCGCGTAATAAAATAGCTCCTGCTAATCCTTTGATGCCAGTCGTCAAATCTTGCCATGGAGAATCTTTAATAAACTTGTTCCACTCAGATGGCTTTTCATAGCCTTGAGGGTCCAATGTCATTTCATCTCCTTCAAAGTCGATTTGAACAACCTGTTTTACCGGAGAATAATACCACAATGTGACTGTTTGACCTGCCAAAGCACGTTGATTTTTTGTACGACCAACATAATGAAAATTTTTACTAACTTTATTTTTTGGTGTTGCTTTCCATTCAACTTGCTTGTCATCAATACTGTCCAAATATGCTTCCATTGTGTCCAATTTTTCTTTTGGCACAATCACATCAATATCTCCAAAAGCAGATTTGTATTTAGCCAAATCTTTATATTTTGCATCGCCGCTCATTAGATATTGAGAACTGCCGTTGAACACAAACCCATTTTCAATATATGGATTGTTCTTTTTCCAAAAACCTACCTTACTATTCAGTGCATATATAAGTTCCTTCACATCACCAGATACAGCAGAACGAATGTCTTTGCCTTGTGGATCAACAATCCTGAGTTTTGTGGTGGCTTGGGCTGGTTGACCATTTACGGTCTTTGACGTTTTGTCATCTACAGCAGCAACAGATTGACCAGACTCGGTCAATGATGCAATTGCTTCTCTGATTAGTTGCTTGGCTAGTTCTATACCAAGATTTGCGTCGTGTTTTATTTTTTCAATATTTTTCATAGCTTCTGGTGTTTCTGCTTTTTCTAATTTTTTTGCAGTGCTGGCCGATTTCATATTTTTTATGAATGTATCCAGCACATATTTTACAAATTCTTCTCTGGATTTAAATGTTGTTCCATTCTTTGATACAACAACTCCTTTATCAAATGCTCTGTTATTATCAAGTGCTTTACTCAAAGCAACCACGGTTTCGCATTTTTTCTTTAATGATGGATCGTTTGCATCCAATCCATAATAACCTTGTAATACTGATGAATTTACTTTTGAAACACCAGCAAGATTGCCATAGAACTTCAATATATCCAAAAATACTTGATTTGGATTAAAGAACACATGCTTTGAGTTTGTTTTTATTAGCGACGAAGCAACACTACCATCCACAGTATTTATATATGGATTGGTGTTTGATCCCAACACAACATTAAGAGCATCGGATAATGCACTCAATAGATTTCCAGTAACAAATCCTTTTAGTCCTTTTTCCGGAGTTGTTCTAATTTTTGTCCATTCCGATGATACTTTATATGACAAAACCAAATCAACTTGAATTTTTTCACCACCAACGTTGAATATTAAATATCCTGTACCAAAGTCTTTATCTTGAAAGTTTGGATATATATAACTTGGTTTTTTTTCTTGAATAAACTGGATAATCTTTTCTGAATACTTTTTATTAGATGCTAGTTGTGATGTTCTATCATTAGTTTCTTCTGGTAATATAATTTGAATATCTATATCACCATATTCTACACCATCTTTTTCTAAATCTTGTTTATAATACATTGCTGAACCTACCGGTCCATTGGATTCTATTGGAGGAAGATTTGAATATGCATTGAATTCTGAAACAAATTTATCCATTGCACTCAAAATATTTAACACTTTCTTTGGAGTTATAATAGTTGATTGTGTAGAAGTAGATCTCCAACCGCCTTCACCAAACATTTCTTTTTCTATTTCATTTACAACTTCCTCAGCAAAGTTTATATATGGATTAACTTCTGATACCGGCTCTGGCTTGTTTGCTATGAGAGTATTCCAAATTTCTTCTTTGTCTTTGTTGCCGACCGGTGGAAGATTTTTCAAGAATGATTCTTTATCATTGTTCATCAAAAATTCACGCATTTTTGTGCCACTTACATTCACTGTAGCAGTTCTTTCTACACCAATTTTTTTAATTTTATTAGCAGCCAACAACTCTGGATACTTTTTTAAATCTTCATCTTTGAAGTTTATTTCAACATCATCTTTGTCAGAATACAAATTTATGGTTGGCATATCTGCGGCATCTTGAGTCAATCTTTGTTCCAACCACGCAAGTTCATGCATAATGGCCCGAACTGGAGAATCAACAAACTTTACTTTTACATTCTTTGGCAAAGATGGAATAAACACATCACTCCATAGTTTTACAAAGTCATCTCCCTTTATAGGAAACTCACCCTTCTTTATTCTATCGGAAGATGATGTATAAACAATGACTCGATCATTTTCATTGGCTGCTTTTTCAATAAGCTTCCAGTGACCAATGTGCAGTGGCTTGCCAGCAATTGGAATAAGACCAAGAGTTTTGTTGGTTGATCCCAACAACCCTTGTTTGGATGTCATCAAACGAATCGTATCATGAATATCATCTTTGATTTGAACAATGTTCTTTTTGTTGCCAGCAATCTGTTGTAGAGCATCAAAGAACTTCTTTAACTTTGGTTGATTCTTAGCAACATAAAAATTTGAATCTGAAATAACATCTTCTTCGGATTTTCCTTCAGTACCAATTGCGGCAAAAATATTTTGTATCAATGCTCTGATTTGTTGAAAGTATGCTGAAGCGGCTTCTGGTTCAAGTTTATATGCGTCCTTCTTTGCACCACGAACTCCAGCATCATATTGATCGGCTTGCACCAACTTGAAGAACTCTCCATTATCAAGCTTCATTACCACACCTTCTGTTGTGCCACCCAATGTAGATGGAACAGCCAAAATAGCCTCCGAAAATTTTGTTACAACATCAGTCGGATTGGTCCAATCAACATTTGTTAGTTTTGATCCAAACAACGGATTCTTCAGCAGATTTTCCTTGCTGAGTTTTCCCTGAAAGAAGATAGGAAATGATGATATTTCCAACAAGTCTGCCATCTTGTTCACAGATTTGTAGTCTGTTATTTCTTGTTTCGGAATGGTATGCAAATCTCCGCCAACCACACGATACTGCACTTCACCATAACTTCTTAAAAACAAGCCACCCTTGTTGACATATGTACGAGTCAAAGTGTCTTTGTTTTGAGCAAACTCAACGCTAAACTCAGTACTCTTTGGAATGCTGTTAATCTTATTGTTTATCTTAGACAAATGATCAAATATCATGGAATATTGACCAATGCCAACAGAAGATTGGGATATATCACCCTTTTCTTTATCATTCAAATGAGCAAACTCTTTGGCATACAACACAGTTCCTTTGTATGCCACAACCCAATTCTTGGTATAATCTGCTTTATCAACTTGCTGTGTACGCACCAATGTCAGTTTTGTTCCATCCACCTTTTCGGTGATGACCATGTTCTGACTTAGTATTTCATTGGCTCTTTTTAGACGCAGTGACTCTGTTTTTGGTTCAAAAATATACTTTTTTAGGTTTTTTATAGAAATGTCCATGCTTATAAGTATATATCACCGGTTTATTATATCAATTTTTTGACTTGTTTCAATACCATATCTGCTGATATTTCCTTGGAACATTCAAAGTTTTTGTTCCTTGGGCACCAAAACCAATCATTGCGACTAAACTTGCAGGACATATCGTTCCAACAACCATTACAGACACTTTCATTGATTACTCTATATTCAGTATGAAACTCGCACAGACTCTTGGTAAATCCACTGATCAACACCACGGGCTTGCCCACGGCCCATGCCAACCAACTCAAACCAGAGCTTAGTCCAATAAAGAACTGTGCGCCTGCTATTTGAGCCATGCGTTCGTCCAGTGTAAAGTCGCCAGTTTTATCCACACAACCTTCTGGCATATAATTCATACTTTTGTCTACGCCAAAACTATTGTGTCGGTCAATGCACCATACTTCATATCCATTGCTCTTTAGATAATCCACCACGGTCTTCCATCCAGTTTTATTGTTCCAATACTTTGCTTGACAAGTACTTTGAGTAGCAATACACACATATTTCTTCTTTACATTTTTATACTTATTGGCATCAAAAGTAATCTTTGGTTTGTATTCTATATTGGTCAAACCTAGTATGGTTGTGGCAATTGAACATAGATTGAGCAACCTTGGGTCGGTTGGAATATGATTCTTGGTATTTTCTCCATCAAAACATCCAATCTTGTATTTAGCATAATATGGATCTGTATACACATCCACTGCCAAAAATTTTATATTTGGATAATTCTTCTCAAACATTGGACGAAGTACTTTATTAAACACTGCACATTCCATTATACATTGATGTTTCTTCTGAAACTCATCAACAGCACCAATCCACGCCAACAAATCTCCTAAACTTTCACTGTCCAATACAACTTTAACTTTTTTATTTTTTGGATCAAATGTGTGTTTTTCTACCAATACATCATAACCATCTGATATGTCATATACCTCAACCACCCACTTGTTGAAATACTTTGTGGAAGTTGATGCCCACATATTATTTTTAAGTTTCGTTTCATATACAACATGACCTGTATGAAAATCAATAAACTTGATCTTATAACTCTTGTCAACTGGACCGGGTATATCTACCTTAGCACCATCATCAAAAGTTATTTTAATTTTGTTTTCTGGTTTCTTTGGCTCTTTGTATACCACGTCTGTATTTTTATAACTATCAATCAACTGATTACCAAAAATACATTCACAATATTCGCTGTATAGTTTGGCTAAGTCATGTACTCTGTTGCTGTACGAATTTTCTTTGGCATTTTCCAATGCGGCATTTCTATATGCTTTATAATTTAATCTCACATCTTCAATACCATGAATTGCTTCAGATATGTCACGTGAAGTAACAACCATACCTTTGTATTTTTTTTCTTCAAACGTACCAACCACTGGCAACCCACATGCCATTGCTTCTAATAATGTGAGGTTTGGATGACCAGCCTCTAGTTCAGAGAAGTGTAAAAATATATCATGACTGTTATATAACTCAATGAGCGACTTTTCATCCAAGTCATATAACTTGGTCAACTGTTCATAGTTGTTGAGTTCGGGATCGAGTGTTTTGAAGAAGTTATCGTTGTTACGCGGACCAGCAATTGTCAGCGGTAGTCCCAACTGTTTGGCTGCTTGAATTGCAATAGCAAACCCTTTACGGTCTTTGCTTTGGTCATTAGCATATCCATTGTTGGCTACGCACAACAACTTTGGACTGCTGCTCATCTCTCTTGTTTTGTATGTAAAGACATCTGTATTGACGGCGTGAGAAAAGTAACGCAACTTTTTGCTGCCAAAATATGGTATCAAAAACTTACATGGTGACAAAGAAAACACACTATTTTCAATTGCTTTAAAATTTTCTTTATACACATGCGATTCTTTGCCATACAAAAATGCGTGATGATCATGAATGCTAAAGATGTATGGAACACCGCGTTCATGAAGCATATTGGCGAGATTGGCCACGTGTACATGCACAACCATACTTTCATCATATTTAACATCATTGAGATATTTTATCTCATTACGGATGTTCAGCTTGTTCAATTCAAGATGATAATCCCAGATAATTTTTTCGATTGCACCCCACCCATTTGGTGGAATTGATATAAGTCCCGGCGTAATATTGATTATTTTCATTTTAAATTCTTTCTATCCAATTTGGTGTAGTCACCGTATTTGTATCAGTGTATATATTTAAAGTTTTGTTTGATGTCAAGTATTTTATTTCAATCTTACAAAACTTCTATTTTTTGGATCAAGTATGCTATTTTTATTAAATTTAATTAAGCGAGCATCACTGATTCGTACAACAAATTCTTGGTTTTTTGGATTTATTTTAAAAACCATGCCCGTGAGCGAATTGGGTATAGTTTCGCATAAAACGTCATCAACATATACCTCCAACTTATCAGCTCTTGGACTTTTATTTAAATACACAAATGCAATGTCTGTCGTATTTTCTATCTTGAGCACGGTTGAAATACCAACCATGTCAGTCACAATTCCATCCTCCGCGAACGCACTCATACCATGCTTACTGGTTGCAAAATATTTTTCAATTCCAATATTTTCAAGCATATGAACGTCTCCAAATAATTTTTTTCTCTCAACGCTCTTATACAAGAAACTTTCCAGCGTTCCATATGCACCAACTTCTTTGCAGTTAATTATATATTCGTCGGAGGAATTTGAAAACTTAAATGTATTCTTAAAAAATTCAATTGATGAATAAAATATCGTTGAAACGAACACATAATCAAATTTTAAAAACATTGCTTTTTTATTGTTAGTTTCAGATATATTTTTTAAATTTTTTAACTTTATAACATCTTGTTCCGAAAATAGACAGTCACCTTCCACATAAACAAATGAATCATATGAATCTTTCGCAAAATTGACTGCGTTCATTATAGAGCGAAACACTGCATAACTATGATTTTTATGATTTGCAAGTTGGTATATTCTAAAGAAAAACTTGGGATAATCCGCGTAAAAATTAACATTTGGATTTGATGGTATAAAATCGTTGCGACAATCGTATATAAAATATTTAACCATATTTTGTATTTCTTTACTAACCGGACAGTGCGTAACCAACAAAACATCAAAATCGTTATTAACTCTTTCCAAAACGGATTGTAAAACTTGTTCCGTTTTTTGCTCGGATGGGTATGAGCCAACTATCAATAGTTGTTTTTTCATTTTGTCGCGTATATGAATCCAACTGTATCATTTTCTGTACAATGTCTATATTGTACGTTATATCCATTATCTATGAGTTTTTTGGCTATTGGCTTTGGATCAAAGTGAAACTCAATGAAGAATTGATTTATTCTATCAAAATGTTTTTGGTTTAAATTTTCAATTACTTTAAATTCAGTTCCTTCGATGTCAAGCTTTAGCAAATTTATATTGTCTTCCATACTTAATATAGAATCTACGCATGTTGTTGGTACATGTATTTTTACAGAATTTTCTACATTCAAAAACTCACTTGTACCAACCGATGCTCCAAGTGATATGTTTATATCCATACCAACATCCGACACATTCATACCTTTGTTGAGCAGCGTTATGCTTGCATCTTGACCAAAGTTTTTTTCCAAGTAAAAGAACGCCAATGGATCTGGGTCTATACTGTATATCTTTCTTGCACCAAAGTGTTTAGAATATAAAGTAAAAAACCCAACGTTGGCACCAGCATCAACAACTGTACCAGAAACGTCTATATCTTTACACAAATCCCCATAGAAGAAGTCTGCGTATGATGGACCGGTGGGATCAAATGGATCTGAATGAAATGTGCTGGCAAACCGTTTTGCGTTCTTGTTTACAACAATATTTTGATATTGGATCAGTCGAAAATCTTTGTTATATATTTTTACAACAAATCCGGGAAAATTTGGATTATTTATAACAAATGAATTTATTTTTTGGGACAATGGTTGCATCCATAAATTTAAACCGGCCTCCACATCTTGTGTACAAGCATAATAAACAGCACCCGTATACAAGTCACCAACAGTGAATATATACTTTGACGTATATTGCAATTTATAGTTAAAATAAACTGCAAAATTTTCTCGGTCTAAATATAAGTCGAAAAAAATCACGATAATAGATATTCCAACGTTCTGTTTGTTTCTCCAGCTTCCTTGAAGCCGTGATATAACAAAACTCTATCTGGATCTTCAACCGCCTCCCAACTTGAACCAAATGCATCTACGCTGTTCATGAATATTGTATTTTTGGCTTTGCGTTCTTCAACGACCCTCACAGTTTCTAATAGATGTGTATTTACAAATGCTTGTTTTAGATTTTTATTTGCACCGCGCTTCCATAAGCACACATTGAATGCAGTTTCATCGGCGTATGGAAAATAATCTTTACGACGATCCAACAAATATTTGTTCTGGCAGATTGAAGTATATTCTTCAAAGAACTCTTTGCAGTTTGGGTTGAATGCATAAAAACAAGACCAGCAATATCTCATGCTTCTGTTTTCCAGTCCATGATATTTCATCAATTTTTGTTCGTTGAAAATAATTTTTACTCCATTAACTTCTTGCCAAATGAATGGATATTCATGTGGACCATAACTTGCCATAGGATATGACTCGTTATATTTGTGGTCATTAAAGTTGAAGTTTCGCGAGAACAATACGTCTGTATCCGTGAACAAATAATATTCATTTGGAAACATCTGCATTGTAAGCAAAGAAAGCTCGGCTTTATAGAAGTGGAAGGTTGGATATTGTGGCCGATAATCAACCTTTACTTTTTGCAAGTTCTTGAATTCAAAACTGCTGTCAAATCCGATTGTATAATAAACAATCTTTATATCGTCTGTGATTTTGTTTGTCAAAGACTTGATACAAGAGATTGCTTGATATTCGCAGTTCTTATCGCTGTATAGAAATATAACCATAGTTGTGTTTTATTAGAAGGGTTTGAATGTGTACCATTGTCTCCAATATGGCTCGCTAGTGGTTGAATAGACCTTTAAGTCATTCTTGGCCATAAACTCATTGACGGCTTTTCTGACGCCAAATTTTCCAGCATACACAGGTTCTTTTCCGGAACCTGTCAGCCAAATATCACCGTCGTCCGGAATATAATCATCGCCACAGAACAACCCACCTTTCTTTACCTTTGGCCACCAAGCTTTCATATCACGCACAACTCCTTCATAAGAATGATCGGCGTCAATATAAACAAAGTCAAAATGTTCATCTGGAAACATATGAGCACTGGCCGCACTGTCCATGCGAATGATATGAGCACGATTTTGCCATGGTTTGATGTTCTCACAGGTCTTCACCAAGCAATCGTAATGATACTTATCATCTTGACCGTTCATATCAACATAGCTGCTAAGATGACGCCAAGCATCCACTAGATATAGTTGACCTTCGTGCCAACGTTCCAATATTATCTTTGAATACTCTCCTCTGAGTACTCCAATTTCAATTCCTTTTCCGTGTGGAAACATATCATTGACCAATACCGCCAAATCTCGCTTGTCCGGACATCCACGAGCGTCAAGCATTTTTTGCAAATCCGTGTTTCTATCATCAATCTTCACTTCCGATTTGGTTGCAAAAATGAACCCACCCTGTGCGTGTAAGCTTTGGACGGTGCAATTGAACCCAGCCGTTTTCAACTGGTTCAATACCAAAGTTGCATCTTTTTCATAAGTTCTTCCGCCAATGATATGATATTCCATTAGAATATTATCAATCATAGCCAAATCCGAATCATCCATTGAAGCGAACAAATCATATTCAGCGGTTTCTATGTCCACCTTCATCAAATCAATCTTTTGGATGTTATATTTCGTCACAAACGATTTGAACGATGTTGCATCTACTTTATACGATGTGTCCGAACCATTCACATTTGCCACCGATGATACGATGGAATTTTTGCTGTCAACAAAGAATTCAAGTTGACCATCTTTATTGGACATAGCTTTCTCTACAACCACAACTTCATCTCCAAAAGAATTCTTCAATATTTTCAATGCATCCCTATTTGGTTCAACCGAGTAAACTTTTTGGCATTTTGCCGTGTGTTTTATATATTCTGTCCACAGCCCGATATTTGCACCCACGTCAACAACAGTGTTAAATGTCTTTCCGTGTAAATATTTGTCATATATCTTATCAACAAAGAATTCCGTGTAATTCATATATGTCGGCTGTGTGTCGTTTTTAAGAATAGATTGATATTTGTTGAATGCGGCGGGCTTTATGCGAAAAGTCTTGGAATCTAGCAATACACCGTTTTGATAAAATTCCACCAACAATCCACCAAAGTATGGCTCGGTTTCATAATCAATCACGTGCTTCGGGGTAGGAATAATCCACCATTCCAAATTGGCAGGAAGCTGTGGATATTCAACAGCCCACACCACAGTGCGAGAATCCAGTTCTTTCACGGAGATGAGTAAATTATCTACGGTTTTATTGGCCGAGAATAGTACCTTGTTGTCTGTATTGTCGTATTTTACGTTGAAGCGAGTCATAGATTTTTCTGTATATAGGTTTAGGGCTTTTAGTATTTTGTTTAAATTTTCATCCTTGCTATCATAATCAAGATATTTGATATTTTCATATTTGTCATACATTCCCATATACACAGGAGAATTATAAATCAACGTTGGTATATTGTATGATATTGCTTCGCGTATAACCAATGGACTTGTTTCTTTGTCTCCATTTTCATCCTTGGACACAAACAGAAACAAATCGGCTGCTTGATAAAAATTATCCACATCTTTTCTTTCATTCCACCATTTGCAGTTGGATGGAAAATCTTTCATCAACGGTTCCCAATAGCTTCTAAAATTGTCTGCTTGATTTCCAATAAAATGAAACTGGATAGGTTGGTCTTTGAGTATTCTGGCATACTCAATAATTTCTTTTTGGTTTTTTCTTGATGTGAACAAACCAACGTGCACCACATGCTTTTTCTTTGGATCAAGACCCAACACTCTCAGTGCTTCTTCTCTTGGCTTTCTGGGGTTGATGAGAATAGGATATTCACAAACTTCGGACGGTACATCAATATCTTTGAGATTTTCTTTTTGATATTTGCTCACATATATCAATCGGTCTGGAAAGAATACTTTACCTTTTGGATCAAAGCTGCTGTCATGCGATGTTTCAATGATTTTATATCGTCTATCTTTGATGTATATCTTTTTGGCAATATCATGGTCCATGAAATATTCTGGCATTTCTTCCAGATGCACAACGTCGGGGTCCAAATCTTTGATTATGTCAACTATTTTTGAGCGATCATAGTTCACAGAAATCAACCTGTCTTTGAGAATTTCTTTTATTTTGTTCTTTTGTACTGTGAAACAGCCGTGGTCTGCATACTCAATACAATATATCTCGTGGTCTTTGTGCAAGACCTGTATCTTCTTCAACAAAAATTGCGGACAGCCACCCGTCGATAAATGCGGAGTAATATATAAAATTTTCATCTTTAGTAGAGTATAACCATTGTTTTATTTGTCAAGCGAAATTTACAAGAATCGCTCGTTCATATATATTGAATACCAAAACAAATTTCAAGTTTTGTATTTATATAATTACTTCTTTAGTAATAAAAAATTAATAGTTTATACAGTTCAAAAAGAAAAAGCACCGCTCAGGCACCATTATAGAAACCACCGCTACCCACCACCGCCAACCAACGTGGTTCCGCTTGGATCAACGAATATTTGTTTTTTTAATGGCAAGAACGTTTGATTATATATAAAAGTATAAGAATCTTCACCATATGCAAGTTGATGGGCACCATCATATAGTTCAGCTTCAATTTCAAACAATTCGTTTCTTAAAGTGGCTTTTATTGGAATCTTTATTTTAAAATTATCCACCGAATAATCCAACGCCTGATATGAACACAGGTTGAGTTTTGATATACTCCAAGTACCGGACACAGGAACCAACATTATTGTGCCATATCTTTCTATATCAGAAAAGAAAGTTGATTTGTATCTTCGACCAGCGCCAAATTTAAATGTACTATCAATTGTGGCAATCTTTATTTTGTCGTCGCCGCTTACAAAATAAACATACAACACCGAAGTGCTGCTGTTTTCAACCGACGGTTTTACGTTTATAGAAAACTCGTACAATGAATTTTGTTTCAATGTGATTGGATTGCTGTCATATACAGCACCTTGTATCAAATTTTCTTGAGAATTTGTATATGAAGTCAATTCTGGTGCATTATCAAGTCCCAGATATGATGCAGTTGGATATGATGCAAAATTTATAAAAGCATCCGATTTACCATACCAATAAGAATTTGGTAGTAAGGTATAACTTA